TAAAAAGTATTATGTAATGAATAGTGAATATAATGTATATAAGTGTCTAGACAACAATAACCAAGCGTCCGCAGTAGAACCAACCGGCGTAAAAACATTTGGAACAATACAAACATCAGATGGTTATGTGTGGAAATATATGTTTACAATTCCAGAGCCATTTAGGTATTACATTACTGATGATTTGATGCCAGTTCCTAGAAGAAAAACCAGAGGAACATCTACAGAATCAAAAAATCAGTGGTCAGTTCAATCAAACGCTGTAGACGGTAGCATTGACTTAGTATGGATTGACCCAACTTCAACTTTACCAAACTTTAGTGATTCAAAGATAATTCCACACCGTCACGATGTTAATAAATTTGCTACCACCTCCATTGCAGGTGCAACTACAATGTATTTGGCTACCACTCATGTACAATCAGACAGTGCGTATAATGGATTGGTAATTAATGTAACTAGTGGCGAAGGAGCAGGACAAAGAAGACTCATTTCTGGTTATTCTGGTGGAGCATATAATCAGGTTTTCTTTACCGACCCACTCACGAAAGATGTTCCCATAAACACAAATTATGAAATTGCTCCTAGAGTTCAAGTAATAGGCGATGGAGTTTCTTGTGATGCGTTTGCAGATTTATATGATTATGATACAGGAAATACCGCACAGAATAAAATTTATAAAATTAATGTTGCAAATGGTGGAAAAGACTATTCATATGCAACCGTTCAAATTTCTCCAGGCGATATTGTTGCAAGCACCACAAACTCAGCAGAATTCTCCGCAAGAGCAATAATGTCTCCAGAAGGAGGACACGGAGCAGATGCGGTAAATGAATTAAATTGCACCGCAATGTTGATAGTTGTAGATATTGACCAAACTGAAGATAATAATTTCTTTATATCAAATGAAATTAGACAATATGGAATTATTAAAAATCCTGTTCTAAATGAGACAGCCCCCCTCAACATTGACGGAAACCCATATAGAATAGCAGGTTCAGAAACTTCTATGCGTACTTCGTTGGAAGTAACAAAAACAGGAACGGCAGCATTCCTGTCTCAAGATATGTTTACCATTGGTAATTATGTAATAGGAAAAACTTCCAAAGCCACAGGGAAAATTGAGGACTGGAGTCCATCACTGAACGAAAATCACGGAGTTCTGTCAATTAGTAATCTACAGGGTCAATTTATTAGCCCAGAAGATACAGCAGTTACAGGCGAAGCAGTGACAGAATTTTCCCAGTCTGGTGATACTTGGGCGTTTACTTCTTCGGCAAATGCAGAAGTTTCTGGTTTTGATGCCACATTCACAAATACAATTCCCGCATATAACACTTGTTGGACATTAGGAGTTTCTGGAGAAAGTCTTACTACTTCTACCTTTGTTGTGGACGGTGGAGTTACTGGGGGGAATGGAACATCTGCATCTAGTGAACCATTTGGATTGTGCTTGAGTTGGACTCTTGGTACAGGTGGAACAAGCGGAACACTTGTAGTGGCTGAAGCAAAAGGAACATTCAATACTGGTGATTACATTGGAAATTCTGATGCATCATCAACAACAAATGTTATAAATACAATAACAAGTCCAGAAATATATCCGTTCAGTGGCGACATAATTTACGCACAAAATATGAAACCAATTGAGCGAGATGATGAACAAAGAGAACAATATCAAATTATTTTGAAATTCTAAGTAGAGGTAACTATGTCACTAAACAGAAGTAACTTTAATATCAGTCCTTATTATGATGACTTTGATGAATCAAAGAAGTTTTTACAGGTGCTGTTTAAGCCTGGTTATTCTATCCAAGCAAGAGAACTTACACAACTCCAGTCTATCCTAAGCAATCAGATTGGTAGATTTGCTGACCATGTGTTTGAAAATGGCGATGTAATTAAAGGTGGTGGTATTACTGAAAGAAAAGTTCAATTCATTCGATTGGATAATAGTGGAGATTCTGCTACTGTTGATATTAATAACCTTATTGGACACGACATAGAATATCAACATACAGTATTAAACACTTCTTCTAGTGGTAGTGGTTCTGATGCATTGGCTGGTACTAAAACTACAGTTGTGGGTAAAGTCGTTCACGCAGAAGAAGCAACTGCCGATGACCCACATAAAATACTTTTTATTGATATAACAAAAGAAACTAAAGATAATAGTACTGGGTTTCCTGCGGGAACTTCTGAGATTACGACAACAAACCCAAACATTAATCCATCTTTAAAAATTAAAGAAACAGATACCAGTGAAACTGTTACTATCGAACCAACTGGAAAATGCATTCTGATAAGTATCGAAAGTGGTATTTTCTATGTTGACGGTTATTTTGTAATGAATGACCCACAATCAATCGCCGCTTCCGAACTTGACAGTACAGGAAAGATTCGTAAATTCAATCCACCCGACAGAACGGTTTCTATTGGATTCTTCATCAATAGAGAAATTGACACTTCAGCAACCGATGTTTCGCTAAGAGACCCCTCTCAAGGTTCATATAATTACAATGCACCCGGCGCAGATAGATTCCTAATTAAATTAGAAATCAAACAAATTCCTTATATCTTTGACGAAGCAGGATATCGAACAGACAAGGATACAGATAATTACTTTGAATGGGCGAGAATTATTAAAGGTGAAACCTTTAAGAAACTAAAGTATCCAGAATATGCACAACTTGAAGAGACTCTTGCAAGACGAACTTATGATGAATCTGGTCACTATACTGTACGACCATTCGGTATTGAGGTAATTGATTACGAAGAAGTTTGGGACCCCGAAGTTACTGGTAGAGACAAACCTTGGGATTTTTGTGCAGTAGGAATGAAGACAGGTAAAGCCTATGTTCGTGGATATGAATTCGAACTACAGAATACTGAACACATAGTAGGTGCAAAAGCAAGAACAACAATTAAACACAATGATAAACTTCTTGATGTTGACTTTGGTAACTATATTTTATGTGAACATAACTTTGATGGAGTTTCTCCTCTTTTCCAAGTTGATGGTGCTTTAAAGGATAATGCATTTAACTTGGTCGGTGGTTCTACTGTTCCTGAATGGAAAAAAGTAAACCTGACTATCGAAGGAGCAAACGGAGAACTTATCCCTGTAGGTTGTGCTAGAATTTTCCAAATCTCACCACACGCATATGACCAAGGAAGTTTGGGTGTTGGAACTTTATACAGAATATATTTAAACGATGTTTTGTTTGGAACAGATGCAGGATTTGATGCTTCTGCTAATCTTCTAACAATGAAAGATGTAAAGTTCCTAACAGACCCATTAACAGGTAAAAAATTACTCAAACCACATATTCCCACAGGGATGTCACAAAATGAAGGTCTACAAGACCCAGGCCAAAATGCATTAATTTTCCAAGTTCCTGCTGGCGAAGTAACAAAACAAATTAGAGGATTTGATTATTATATTCAAAGAGACTTTACCTTTGCTTTGTCTCATAGTGGAGGAGTTTGGTCAGCAACACTTAATGCACCTGCGGGAGTAAACTTCCAAGGTCAAGGGAACATCGATGACATAACAAACATTGATGAATACATGGTTTCCGTTGATGGTTATTTGTTCGATATGAATCCTGCTTCAACTGGGGACTACGGCGGGAATAGTTTGGTAGGCAATCAGGCCGGAAATCAAGTAACAATTAACATTAGTTCTGCCGCCTCTGCAAACTGGGATACTTCTACAACAAAGCAAGGTGTTGCTGTTGTAAACATGAGAATCAATGCAGAAGATGGTGAAGTTTTACAAAACGAAACAGGTAATATCAGAAAGAAAATCCTAAAAAGACACACTGCTAGTATTACTAATACATCCAATGCAGATGGTGCTGTTGGTATGTTTAGTAGCAGATTGGCACAGGGCTGGGGAATCAATCTAGGATATCCCGATGTTTTCCAAATCGAAAAAGTAGAAGAAATTGGTACAGGAACAGATTACACTTCCAAGTTTACTCTAAAGAATAATCAAAAATCATATATGTACGACCACTCGTACATTGTTCTGGACAGAGGAAATGTCGGAGGAACTGGTGGTGTTGAAAATGCTTGGGCACAAGAAGGAGCAGGATTTAGAGTTACTTTCCTATATTGGGACCACGCGACATTTGATTCGGGGGACGATAGTACAGATTACAAGACTCTCAAATATCCTCTTTGTGTAAATTCGTATGTTCACCAAGACCACGAAGTAAAAGAATTTAATAATGATGGAGTAACTGCTAACTTTGGTGGTACTTTTGATAATAAACCTTGGCAAATTTCGACATTTAATTATATTCCAGAATACTCAGACAACAAGAAAAACATTACTCTTGATTTGACAGATTGTTTGGATTTCCGACCAATTAAAGTTGGTAAGTGGGACATAAACCATCCAGAGTTTGGTAAAGTCCGTGGTTGTTGGACACCGCAAGATGGAAAATTATTCTATCTTGATTATGAAACCTATCTTCCAAGAATCGACAAACTAGTTCTTACAAGAGATAGAGAATTTAGATTAATTCAAGGTGTTCCTGCTGAACAACCAATTGCACCAGAACACAATCCAGATTCCGAAATGGCATTGTATGAGTTGTACTGGAATCCATATACTTATGCTTGTGAAGATGTCAAGCCAAAAGAAATGGACATTCGAAGATATACTATGAAAGATATCGGAGATTTGGAAGACAGAATCCAAAGACTAGAGGAAACCACAACACTAGAAAAAGATGAAACTGATGCAAAGGCAGAAGCAGCCACATATGGTGATAAGTTTACTAACGCACTCCAGACAGATGGATTTAAAACTTTAACCACTGCTGATACATTACATCCAGAATATAATGTTGCAATGGACGATGAAAGTGGTTCTATTATGCCAGCACAATCATTAACAAATATTGATTTGAGCAAGCACGAAACAATTACTTCATCAAACGGAATTACTTCATCTACTGATAACATTTACTACCTTACACCTGATTCTGTAGGTGTATCGACTGTGAATAACTTAACTGCAAATACTCCAATTTATCCTAACCCATTCTCTAAGACAAACTGGGTAGGAAACTTGAGAATTTCTCCGTCTTCAGACCAGTGGTACTCGATGGAAAAACAACCAGTAGTAACTGGTGGTGAAAAATACACAGTAACACAAACTGTAAAGGTACGAAGAAAGTCAAGAGGTATCGGTTGGTATGGTTGGGGTGTATGGAGAAACTGGGCAGGTAGAACACACTGGCACGGTTGGAGAAGTTGGCACAGAAGATATTGGTGGAATCCTTGTAATACTCGATACAAATGGGGATGGTACAACAGATTCCGAGGATGGAACTGGAACAATGCAGGCAGATGGTATGGAAACCGATACTGGAATAATTATCGAGGCAGTGGATACTGGAACTTGTGTCGTGGAGCGAATGTTGGGTGGAGTATTGGACAACAACGGGAATGTCGTAAGAAATGGGTAAACGATAACTGCTATAAAACTGTAACAAAAACCGTTACCAAAACACGACCACTAAAGACAATTATGAAAGAAGTTAAAGTGAAAGTTCGTCCCAAAGAACTTACTCTCACTGCAACAAACATGAAACCAAATACAAGGTACTATGCATTTATTGATGGTAGACCAATCGGAGCAGATACTACCAACAAGTATGGTTATGTTGTGTCCAGTGACAATGAAATGAGAACAAGTGCTTGCGGAAACGCTGAACTTAAAGTACAGATTCCCAAAGAAAACCCATATACAATGGGTAAGTTGCTACTTCGAATATGTGACGAACCAAATAATGTTTCGTCATTGACAACCACATCAGCAGAAGCATTCTTTATTGTTGGTGAAGTTTCAACCCAAGAAGCAGGAATTTCGAGTACCAGAGAAGCATCAGCAAAGAGAGATACTGCAATGAGTGAAAGAATTACTCAAGATGCAGCCTCATTGACTCAAGGACAGGCTCTTTCGGATGTTGCAGATTACTTTGACCCACTTGCACAAGTTTTTGAAATTGACCAAACCAAATATCCAAAGGGAATTATGGCAACAAGTGTTGATTTGTTCTTTAGAGAAATTGACACTAGTACAGACCCACTTCCGTTTAGTATTGAAATTCGACCTCTTATGAACGGTGTACCACACCCAACTACTATTGTTCCTCTTTCTGAAGTAACAAAAGACGAAGGAATTCTAGAAGAAAAAGTTGGTCCAAGAACTGATGAACCTAATAGATTCTACTTTACTTCTCCCTTACATCTCTTGCCTGGTAAGTATGCATTGATTTGCAAGACAAACAGTACTGGGTATGTTATGTGGGGTACAGAGTTTGGTAAGAAAGGTCTTACCGCAGATGGAACTGCAACTGCAAGTGATGTCGAAAGACAACCATATATGGGTTCAATGTTCCAACCACAGAACAATGGTTCTAGGTTCGAAGACGCAAGCAAGAACATTATGTTCCGCTTAAATAGAGCAACCTTTCCTGTCAATGAAGACCACATTCTATATCTACAGGGTGCTACAGCAGAAACAAAGAACGATATGGACGAAACCGTATATTCACCAGACTTCCACGAAGTTCAGGTATTGACAGAATATACAAAAGACCCAATCACTGAGTTGAAGTATTATATGCCAAATGTTGGTGATGATAAAATGGAATTACAACCAAACCAAGAAATGATGTTACCACAAAGAAAAACATATGACTTGGAATCACAAGGTACAAATGATACTGAATTGATGCACTTAACAATGAGTACAAGTTCTCCAGATGTAACACCGATTGTTGATATGGACAGGTTGAGTTTGGTTGCAGGTAGATTTGAATTCTCAAATAATATCGCAAACGAACTAATGGCAGACCCACCAGAAGACTATACTACTTCGGTTGCCAGATATGTTGGTAAAGCGGTAAATGTTGGTGCAGAAGCAAATATCATTAGGGTTTCATTTAATGCATCTATTCCTACGGGATGTGCAGTATATGTTTACGCTAAGTGTGCTGTTGCTAAAGAGGAGGATATGTCAGAGAAAGATTATGTCCAACTCACCAGTGAGATTACTAACTCCAGTAACCCAAGCACATCTGACCCATCACAGTCATATGGTTATAAGTATTATTACCAAAAACCAGAAGGATTCACTGACTATCAAATCAAGATAGTACTAGCAGGTGACCCAACAAAATCTGATGTTCCTGCAATATCCAAACTCAAGTCCTTTGCATTATACGATGCAGACATAGACACCACTGTAGGATTTGTTGGTGACTATGAAGGAGCAGGAGCATCCGAAGAGGAAACTGGAGGTGAAGGATGATGCAAGAAGGTAATGAAAGATATATTAGAGTAGAAGGCGAGCAAGATTTATATCGAGATAATATGTCCAATGCTATAGTAAATACTAATTTTAAAGAATATGAAGCATATAAGAACAGAGCAAGGCAAAAAAATAAACTAAATAGAGTTGAAGAAGAACTTAAAGAACTCAAATCTATTCTGAAGCAACTACTAAAAGAAAAAGAAGGTAACTGATAAATGGCAAGTAGTCTCCATTATGTAACACCACTACTACTTTCAGATACATTCAATGAATGGTTTCTGAGAAGTAACGACCTTATTGATGTAGTCAATAAGATTAATGTATACAATGTTGATACTGGTTGGGGATTAGCCAAATATCGAAGTATTGATGGCACTACCCTCATTAGAATTAATGTTGGACAAGCAGAACATGAGTACGATGGTACTGGAGTGTCTGGTGACTATAAATATGGACTTCGTTTTGTAGATGCTCCAGATGCAACTGGCGGAGGAAATCCAGATGTTGCTTCAACAAGAAAAATCTTAACATTAGATTTTGAAAATCTTCCAGGCGCAACTGGTGGTGCTACAACATCTGGACAACCAACAGGATTGTCAGTACACGAACTAGACTATTTTGCTTATTCAGATACTTCTAGTGGAACAGGTTCAATTCGTAGTGTTC